ATGAAGAAAATCCTTCTCACGGCTTCGACGGCCGCCCTCCTCTGCGGATGCGGCGGTCCGAATTACTCCATCACGGGCAACGCAGGACTCGAACCGGGCGACTCGGTATTCCTGATCGGCAGCGGCCGTACGGAACTGGCCGCCGGCATCGTATGCGCCGACAGCACGATCCGGCTAAAGGGTCGTGTCGCCGAACCGGAGATCGCCCGGCTGGCCGATCAGGAACGCATCCCCGTCGGCACCGCCGTCATCTTCCTCGAACCGGGCGAGATACGTACGGTTCCGACGGACGACAGACGGGTTTACGCGGTATCCGGCACGCCGCTGAACGACAGAAAACGGGAGTTCGACGAGCGAATGGCCGACTTCGACCGCAAATTCCGAGAACTTCCCCTCGACGCACCGGCCGACTCGCTCTATGCGGATTACAACAAGCTGGTTCCGGAGAGCATCGAAGCCAATCTGGACAACCTTTTCGGGGCATACCTCTTCTCCGTCTACGAATTCGACGGCAACGACATCGCCGCAGCCAAAACCCGTCTGAAGCAATTTCCGGCCGCCGTGCAGGCCCACCCCATCCTGCAGCGAATCGCCGAAAAAGTCGCAGCGACCGAAAACACCGAGATCGGCAAACCCTACATGGACCTCACGCTGCCCGATGCCGCAGGCGAACCGGTGGCGCTTTCGGGGATCGTCGGCAAAGGCCGCTGGGTACTGCTCGACTTCTGGGCGACGTGGTGCGGCTCCTGCTGCCGGGAAATCCCGCACCTGCGCGAGGCATACGCCGCCTGCAAAAGCAAGGGATTGGAAATTTACGGCGTCTCGCTCGACAACGACGCCGCCAAATGGAGAACGTTCGTGGCGGACAACGATATGCCATGGATCAATGTGCTGGGCGTGAACGCAGACAAGCGAAGCGATGCGGCCGCCATGTACGGCATTTCGTCGATTCCCGCGAATTTTCTGATCTCGCCGAAGGGGATTATCGTTGCCAGAGACCTGCGCGGCGAAAACATCAAGGCCCGGTTGAAGGAAGCAATGCGTTGATCGTCAGCGAACAAACCCCTGACAATCGGTCCGATGCGCCGGCATGCGATTTTTCAGGGCATCTTTTTTCACAAAATTACGCCCAATAATTTGCGAGTTTCGGATTTTCGCCCTATATTTGCACTCGCAATTCGGCACCGTAGCTTAATTGAATAGAGCATCTGACTACGGATCAGAAGGTTACAGGTTTGAGTCCTGTCGGTGTCACTCTCAAAATCAACCACTTACAGCAATGTAGGTGGTTTTTTATTTTTGACCCGGTACACAATTTAGACACAACTTTGCCGATTCTTATTCGGTTGAGGTCATCGACATCATAACATTTAACGGGCAAAAATTTCCGCCCGTCGGTATTGTCTGCCATTATTTAACGGAAAGTATCCGTATTTCGACAAAAAGGGGTAGCCGCAAACGGCCGCCCCTCTACCCGGTTAATTGATCGCCCGTCAGTCGGTCAATAGCTGCAACGCCTCGGCAATGTCGGGGCACTCGTTCCCATTTTGGTTCCATACATCGACCACGGTAATAGAATCGCCATCAGTATCGGCCCGATAGTCGATAAAGGCAACATATCCGCCGTGTATGATTTCGAAACCCTCGCTTACTCCGTTGCAGTTGGCGGAAACATATTCTCGAATCAAGCCCGCCAGCGTGTTAACATCTGCGGCGATAACGTTTTCACGGTCGTAATTCGTAAAGTTGTAGGATTTATTCACCGAAGGGTCGAACGTCGAAAAATCGCCGTCTTTGGCCCATTCCCGGACGGTATAGCAACCGTTTGGCAGGTAGTACGCCCGGCGGATGGCCTCGGCCTCGGTGGGGAATGTCCCCAGCCGATAGCCGCCGTAAAGAAGTTCGTAAAACATGATCGGCAATATTATTCGTTGGTCCCGGTCCCCTCGATGGCCTTTGAACCCCGCAACAGGGTTTCGGTCATTAGTTTTTCCGTCTCAAACATACGTTTCAACGTTTCGTAATTTTTTTCGAGTGCGTCGTATGCGAATTTCGACACCTGCGGATGTTCGGGGCGGTTCGTCTTTTCTTTCGTTGTTATGGTTCGGTAAAAATCACAGGCCGTCATCAGCAGCGTAACAGCGAGCCGCAGATCACGCAAATCATCGGCGGGGTCATATAAATCCGGGTCCGTGTATGTTTCCTTCAGTTCTTCCAACATTTCAACATTTCGGACCGCTTGTATATCTCGGATCAGATATGCGTAATCGGAATAACGGCGCATTACAGCGTCGATAACATCGATACCGTTGGCGTGATCGAAAACGCGGTCCGCGGCGTCCTTAAACAATACTAAAGGCATTTCGAGGTTTTGAATGTCCATAACTTTGTAGGGGTTAAAATGGTTATTGTTATTTGTTTCGGGTTCCGCCTCTCCCTGATCCCGGCGGCCGGATTGCCGCCGGGGTGTCCTGCCGTGGTGCTATGCACCCGCGAAGGTAAGAGAGACGCGGTATATTAATCATTTGTCAAGTAGTGCTATTATTCGCTCTATACACGCCGCCTGCTCGTCGAGCATCTGCGTTAATCTGTCAACGATCTGTGTTGCTTCGTTCATAGGTTTATCGAGGTTATGCGAGAATCTCGCTATTTCTTAATCTCCGCAATATTGACCCTGTGCGCCGTAATAATTGGCGGCGGCGGTCATTGGTATCGGACAATATTCCGAAGTCGGCGCGGTCGCCAACGTGCGGCCCTCGATCCGGGCCGTCATTATCATTTGTTTCTCATTGCGCCAGGCTTTACGCAGGCAGGCCGAAAAGGTCATCGACGATTGCACCCGTTTCAAGTACCACGCATTCTTCATAATCTTGCTTTTGTCGTAAGTTTTCATGGCGCTATTGTTTTTTTGTATATATTTACATTTTAATTATCGGTAGTTGGCTATACCTTTGCGGTGTATCACAATGCAAATATAATCACAATTCGATTATCATCAAATTAATTTGCGATTATTTTTGCTCGGTATTTAATTATAACTTCATAACACGTTGGTTTATATGAGTTTGGATATTGAAAAAATTTTGCGGGATCGCGGTGTAACTAAGAGAGAACTTGCCGAAAAACTTAAAATAGCACCTCAAAATGTGAGTAGAACAATAAAACGATTAACCGATAACTACTCGGAAATTGAGAGCGTCCTTCAAATGATAGGCTACGATTTGAACGCGCCAGGCGATAACATGTCGGCCTCCCAGCAGCGCACTATCGAGAACCTTTCCGAAACCATAAAAAACCTGACATCAAAGAACCAGTAAGACATGCAAGAGCGTCACAAAGAAATCCTCCGATACGCTGATTCACTTGTACAAAAACATAGCGAATTATTGGATCAGACCGCAATCTGGAAATACCGTGTACATTCTACCATGTTTATTGCGGCGGCAACGATTCTGACTCTTGTTTGTTCGCTGGGGGATTCCATATCGGGCAGTAGCCCCGACACAGGATGTTGCGGCCCCGATCGCGCCATCTGGTATCTAAACACTGCGACAGTATTGCTGAACGGAATATGTCTGCTCGCTCTTCTGGGCTCTCTGTATCAAAATATTCGCGCCACAAGCCAATTAATGCGCAGGATCGAAGAACGATTTGACGCCTTGAAAAAAACGCTATTGATTCCTGCCGACGACGCTTTGCTCGTTGACGGCGAATACAGAACAATTTCCAGCGTCGGTAAATCGTGGTTCTTTTCGGTTTGTGAGTGGGTTGCATATATTTCCTTTATATTAGTGGTTGCGGGATTGATATTCCGGTATTACTTTGCATAAACCCTATTGACACAATATTTTGACCCTTCGGATTTGGTTGTTTCAACTATTTTTGTATATCTTTACATTGTTTATCGGTGTAGAACACTCTACCTTTGCGGTGTAGTTTAGTTCTACATTGCAAATATAAACTTTGTTTAGCACACAAACAAATAAATACTAAACTATTTTTAGTTTATTTTACAAATGACTGATACTGAGAGAATAAAAAAAGCTATAAAATGGCTTATAGGGACTGGAATCGCTAAAAACCAAGAAGGAATTGGGGTTCTTATGGGCTATTCTAATAAATCTGCATTCTCTCAAGTGGTTAATTCTCCCAACAAAAGACCTGAAGACTTTATAACAAGACTTTGCAACCTAAACAACAATCTAAACAAAGATTGGCTATTGACCGAAAAAGGGTCAATGCTCAAAACTACCGACCAACCTGTCAGCCAAGGAGGCGAAGACGTCACGCCAACGAAAGCTGAAATAAACAACTTAGATACTATGGAGAGAATGAAATTCTTTGAAGCTCTCGAACGACGAGATCAGGAAGTATCCAGACTGATCACCATCATCGAGAAGATGCAAGGCATCACACCTGGGGCAGAAGCTGCTGCCCAAAAAAAAGAGGCATAGCGGTATTCTAATTAGCCTTGTGCCTTCTCCATTTGAACGAACGAGATATAACAAAATAGAGCCATATGGTTCTGAAGTTATAAACAACTAAAACACATTTAAAGGAGATTACGGTCTCCTTTAAAAATGACCGGGGCGCCCGCAGACCAAAACATAAAAACTTCGGTTTATTTCAATAGCACAAATATTTTTTACTCTTTTCTTACCAACTCATTTCGATAGGGGTAAATTCATAAACTCATGAAAAAACTTTTACTAATAATTATTACTTTAGGTATTACCTATAATGTCAATGCGAAGCAGCCTTATAACCTTAAAAAGGCGCAAGAAATAATTGCCGCGCATAATGTTGCAAGTTTGGCTATTATCCATGAAGGGAAACAACTTTATTTTGACCCAGAAACGGAATCATATGTGCCAAAAAAAGATTTTATAGAAAAATATGGGCGTCAGGCCGTACAGCAAATTAACGACTTGGAATCAAATAGGTTAAATGAAGAGGCAAAAGCAGCGTCTATAGCGGAAAGAGAGAAAATGCAATCACATGCTTTTGATAAGCTGATGAACCTTAATTCGTATGAAAGCGTTTCGTATAGTAAAAACGAATATGCTGACATTTTAGATATTTTAGATGGTAACCATGATGGGAATATTGATTATTTAAGCGCGGCACTATTTTTTAGGGATCAAGTTGCCGGTATAGACAACAACGGCAACATATCAATGATTAACATTATCCAAGCACCATCGTTATCTAAAGATCAGATATATATTCAAACTAACTCATGGTTCGTTCACACATTTAATTCAGGAAAATCAGTAATTCAATTAAATGAAAAAGATGCGGGGACTATACTCGCGAAAGGTTATTTGAAAAACATTGCAGAACAGGTCGGATTTGCAATTAGTTATGAAATCAGCGCCTATGTTCTCTTTCGGATAGATATTAAAGACGGTCGAGCCCGACTTATTACAACCATCCAAGAATATGAATCAGTAAATAGAGGAGGTGTTGCGGGGGCAATGTCAGGGAATGTTTCGACAACAATGGGCATTTACAAACCGGAAGCGGTTTTCCCCTTTGTTGATGCCGCTGCTGGATTATCCCGGAAAGCTGGAGCAAAAGCGTATTGTGCTTGTTGTATGTATATGATTGCAATGAAGAATCAATTAGAGAAAGCCATTAAAGATGGGATAACAGGCGGAGATGTAGAAGACTGGTAATCCTCCCCTACCTTTCAGCCCCGGCCACACAGTCGGGGCTTTTTTACTCAAAGTATATAATTATTCACTACCTTTGTGCGTTTTTTAGCATGAAATATGTTATATTTGTAACAAAGACCCACTACTATGCTTGAAACTATATGGAATTGGATCATGCAAAACTACCCTGGCATATTTGCCATGTTGGTGGTTGCGGCCGTTGTATGGACAGTTAGTCGTTGGTATTTTAAGTTTGAGGCAAGAGTAAAAGCGTGTGAAGCTCACGAGCCAGCTATTGAAGAGATAAGAAACGATGTGAAAACCTTGCGTAAGGATATTGACAGCGTTAAAATGGATGTAAAGAGCATCAAAGATTATTTGGTAACAAAAGATCAAAAAGCAATAAACGTTTTAGCGATGAAAAATAGTCCGATGGTTCTCAATGAGAACGGCAAACAAATATTCGATATTATTGTAGGCGATAAATTCCTCGCTGATAATAAGGTGCTTTTATTTGAGCGTATCGATAGTAAAAAACCTCGTACTCCGCTGGACGTAGAGATTGCGTCCAAGGAGGTGCTTATAGACCTTTTGAGTAGTCCCATATTTGATGGGATTAAAAATATAGTATACAATTATCCATCTATTCAAATTAAACAAGAGGGCAAAGAAGTTGATTATGCCATCTCCATCTCGGATGTATGTTTTGTGTTGAGCATTCCACTACGCGACATGTATTTGGAATCACATCCCGAAATAAACACGCAGGATGACAAAAAGAATGATTAAAACGCAACAGTTTAGCGAGCGCATACCCGTTCTTTTATATGAAGAGGATAATATCCATTACGCTCATTGCGAGTTTCTTGATATACTCGGATACGGCAACAACGAAGAAGAGGCAAAGCGTTCTTTTGAGATCATGCTTGATGAAATATTAAAATATGAAGATGCGCAAGGAATAAAATCTAATCTGCGGACAATGGGATGTCCTGCGCAGGATTTGATTGACTACATGAATAAATAGTGAGAAGTTCGTTCAACATCAGCCCCGGCCGTATGACCGGGGCTTTTTTGTACCTTTAGGACAATGAAGGCCGCCAAAATAAGGTTCCCTTATAGAGAAAACACAAACCTTTAGAACAATCCGTCCAAAGATAAAAGCCTCAAAAATTAGGGGCGGAATCCATTGTTATTAAAATGCCTGCTCCCACCTTTGCCCTGAGAGATTGTTTTTCATGGCAGAAGGGAAGCTGACGATAAAGCAGGAGAAGTTCTGCAACAAGTACCTCGAGTGCGGCAACGCATCCGAGGCGTATCGTTTTGCGTATGACTGTTCCAGAATGACAGATAATGTGATATCTGTCAAGGCATCTCAATTGCTTTCTAACGGTAAGGTTACGGTAAGGGTAAAACAACTTCAAGCCCAATTAGCCGAAAAAGAACTTATCACCAAAGAGGAGCTAATCCGGCTTAATGTATCCATCATTAATGCCGACGTACTCGACTTTGTCGATGCCGACATGGTTGATATGAAAACCGAATATGGCGTACGGCAGGTCCCCTCAATTTCTTTCCAAGACCTAAAATCTCTTCCGCCTGAAAAACGGCGTTTAATCCAGTCCATAAAGATTGACCGTTCAGGTAGCCCCGTCGTGGAATTGATGGACAAAAGCAAGGCGATAGAAACCATCAACCGCATGCTCGGATACAATGCCCCGGAGAAAACTGCCAACACTGACACTAAAGGTAATGACCTTCCGCAGCCGACATTCAACACAGATCGTTTCTTTCAATTAATACAAATGAGCAGGAGCGATGACTGATTATTCCAGTGTAGGTGACTTCTTGTTGAAGGAAGGGTGTTTGGCATTTACGTCCGTAATGTTCGAGGCTGTGAACAAACAACCTTTTCGGATTGCGCCCCATCATCGAATAATATGCCATAAACTCGACCAAGTACTCCGTGGAGACCACCCGACTAATAGGCTCATGTTTAACATTCCTCCGCGACATTCTAAAACAGAGTTAGCCGTCGTGTCTTTCTCTGCGATAGGATTTGCCATCAATCCGCGTTCCGAGTTCATGCATCTTTCGAGTAGCGATCAACTTACTACCCGGAATGTTACGAACATACGAAGGATCATGGAGGATCCCAATTACCGCGCATTCTTCCCAAATGTCGAACTGTCCAGCAATGCCAAAGGAAGTATATCCACCTCAAGCGGGGGCGTAATGTATGCGGCTCCCTTTATGGGCCAAATAACAGGGTTTGGATGCGGTAAACTGGGAGCACAAGAATTCAGCGGTGCAATGAGTATTGACGACCCAATGAAGGCTCAGGATAGCTACTCCAGTACTACCAAAGAGCGCATTGGCGAACTGTGGACTTCTACATTCAAGAACCGTCTTAATGACGTTCACACCCCGGTCATTGTAACAGCTCAAAGGCTCGCTCCAGATGATTTTTGCGGATACTTATTGCAGCTTGAAGGCATGATAGAGGAAGGTGGAGAATGGGATGTTGTCAAATTCCCCGCAATCTTAGATGCAGGGCTACCTACCGAACGTGCACTTTGGGAGGATCGGTTCGCGCTTGATAAATTAAAGCGATACCAAGAAGCGGATCCCTTCATATTTGAGACCCAGTACATGCAGAATCCCAAGCCTCTTGAGGGATTAATGTATCGTGAATTCCGAACATACGACGTTATCCCCTACTCCAAAGATTGCACGCATAAGAATTACACCGATACGGCAGATACGGGAAGCGACTATCTATGTTCGATATGTTACGACGAATTACCCGAGGGAAATTATGTGACCGATGTGCTCTACACAAAAAAGCCCATGGAGTATACCGAACCCAAGACGGCCGAAATGCTTGCAAGGAACAGGACGGAATGGGCTAATATTGAAAGCAATAACGGAGGGCGGGGCTTTGCGCGCAATGTAGAACGCATCCTTCGCCAGATGAACATTACCCACACAACGGTTAGTTGCTTTTCCCAGACCGATAATAAGCAGGTGCGCATATTTACCAAGTCGGCAGACGTCAACAACATGACATTTTTCCCGACAAATTGGGACAAAAGGTGGCCGGAATTCTATCAGGCCATTATGGGATACATGAAAGAAGGGGGCAATGCGCATGACGATGCCCCCGATGCGCTGACCGGATGCTTTGAAAAGCGCAGCACACCGATACAAGACGATGATTTAAGTGATATTAATATTTGGTAAACAATGAACTTTTTAGATCGCCTTTTTACATTTTTCCAAAATAAAACGCTCAATGCATTAGGTGTTGAGCGGGATTTAATGGAGCTTATCAAGGCAAAAGACATCAGCCGGGCTATGTCTTTGATGGAAGATCATGATGTCGAAGTGTCCAAGGCCCTGTGCGAATACAATCCAAAATCCCACGCCGTAATGGGGCGTCGAGACAAAACGAGGAAGGGACAGGAAGATTACCGCACGGAGAAATTGCCCCGCACTCGTCAACGCTATATAAATGAGGTGGAATTGTTCTTCCTGCTTGGAAATCCGATAAAATGGAAGGTATCCGACGAATCCGGTGATGCCGATGCATTTTCGGCTTACAAACAATTCCTTCGAGAAATACGATTCGACAGTAAGATGCGACAGGCTAAACGGCTGGCCGGAGCAGAAACCCAAAGTGCAAAGCTGTATCACATTTACAGGGACGAGGCAACGGGGCTTCCTTGGGTGAAAATAGTTGTGCTGTCGAAGTCTAACGGATATACCTTGCGCCCCATGTTCGATCAATATGGTAACCTCCTCGCATTTGGATGTGGGTATTATTTGAAGGAGGGCGCCGGAACAGTAGAGCATTTCGACATTCATACACCCACTTTTATATTCCGGGGCAGAAAAGCCAAAATAGGTTGGGATGTGACCCCAGTACTTAATCCAACTGGTAAAATTAACATCATTTATTACAAGCAAAATACGGCATGGGATGGATTGCAGCCCCGAATTGATCGGGAAGAAAGTATTGACTCAAAAACCGCAGACACCAACAATTACTTTGCGGATCCAATGTTCATTGCCACCGCAGAGGTTATCAAAAGTCTTCCCAAAGCTGATTCCCCCGGAAAGGGGATCAAGCTGTCAAGCAAAGATGATCGGTTCGAATATCTTAATCCACCTATGTCGTCTGAAACGAGGCAGCAGGAGAAGTCAGACTTAAAAGAATCTATACTTTTCGATACTTTCACTCCAGAGTTCACCCCAGAAAAAATGGTCGGATTGGGGACTTTGTCCGGTGAAGCCATTAAGCGCGCAATGGTTCTCGGATATATCAAGCGTGATAATCGAAAAGAGATATACGACGAACTCGTCGACCGGGAAAAGAATCTCATTTTGGCGATTATGATGAATGTAACTCATATCCATATGAGAGACAAACTCGCCACCCTCAAGATCGAGCATGAATTTTCGGAGCCCTTCAACGAAGACATTACTGCAAGGTGGCAATCCATAGGGAAAGCCTATGCAGATGGAGTGCTTTCACTTGAGGAATCTGTAAAATTAATGGGTGTTGCAGATAATTACCAAGAGGAAATCGAAAGAATTAGGCAAATGAAAGAAGCCTCTGCCACAAGCATCTACCAGGATGCAAAAACAAACCTTTCGACCAAAAAAGACGAGAATTCAAGCATCAACACCTCGGCTGAATAAAACTTTTAGGACAATGAAGGCTATTATACATCAATTTGATCCGCAAATTTATCCTCGGTTAATTTGGGTGGTGATAGGTGAAAAAAGCGCATCTGCAATAAGCGATAGGTTTGAAAATATAACAGATATGGACGACACATCTGCGGCGGATACGCAGAGTACATACGACATCACAAATAAAAGGGGTGGAGTTCTTATCAGGTTCGCCACAAAGGCGAACGCTCAAAATATCCAGTACGTTTGCCACGAATCTACACATGCGGCTATGGAGATATTCGATTATATCGGTGGACGCATTGATTGCAGTAACCAAGAGCCATTCTGTTATTTGGTCGGCTGGATATCTGAATGCATAAAAGAGGCTTTGAATTACCGTACAAAAAAAGTATAAATTTCCGTCCTGCCCATTGTTATTAAAATGCCCGTCGAAATCTTTGCAACAGAGATTAATTAAAATAATATGAAAGAAAAACTTTTAGCACTGCTCCAAACCAAATTTGCGGGGGTGGACAATGCGATCCTCGACCGAATCGCAACGAAGAAGTCAGAAAATGTAACGGACGAAGCGCAATTACCTACCATAGCAGAGGGGATTGGCTTTCAGGACGTGTTAACCAGCTACGGCGACTACCGTGCAGGGGATGCGCAGCAGACCGCAGTCAAGAACTACGAGAAGCGGCATAACCTCAAAGACGGGAAGCCTATCGAGCAACCTGCCACAGGGGAGCGGCAGGCGAATACTACTCCCAGTAGCGAAGAGCCCGAATGGTTCAAAGCCTACAAACGCCAGCAGGAAGAGCGTGAAAATGCTGTAAAAGCAAAGTACGATGCCTTGGAAGCAGCGCGTGTAAAGGCCGAACGGGATTCATTGCTGCGCACAGCGGCCAAGGCGGCAAATATCAACGAATCGGCATTGGATGATATCCTAAACCTCGCTTCTGCGATGAACGAGGAAAATCCGGACGAAGCGAAGCTCAAAGAGAAGTTCGCAGCACTCCAGACGCGATTCGTTGCCGCAGGGCTTGAGGGGCAGGAAACGGCATTCTCCATCTCCACATCTGAGGCTCAAAGCAAAGAGGAGGCCAAAATGTGGGCTGAAAATCTGCCGGATGTAAAATAAAAACAACAACAAACATGGCTATTACAACTGAAGAAGTACAAGTTAAGGGCGGGTTCCCGGTATTCTGGCGCGGAGAGCGCGAAGTGCTGCCGGGTGATTTCGCCGTGAAGGGCACCTATCCGGAAGGCACGATACTCAAAGAGGGGACGCCTATCAAACTCGATTTCGAGAGCATGGAGTGCACCATCTGCAAATCGGCACGAATCGTAGAGGGCGGTACCACAACCAAACCGCATGTCATCAAGGGCTCTATGTTCCAGATCAACGATACCGTCAAAGTAGGCGCTTCCTCCGGAACCATCAAGAGCATAAGCACCGCCAACGAATCATACGACGAGATCACACTAAGCGCAGCAATGACAGAAGCAGTAGCAGGCGCTGATCTGCTCGGAGGGGATGAAATTCCGGACGCCGTCATCGAAACGACAAAGGAATATACCAAGACCAATGGATTTCCGACTGTCTCGGCAGCTTATAAGGCGCGAATCCTCAAGGATGTAGCATACCCCGTCCCCGAGACTTGGCTGCAAGGCTACAGTATGAAAAATAACCCTGAAATCAAGTACATCAGACAGTAAAAGACAGGTAAACAATGAGCGAAGTATATTATTCTTCTATTTTCAGCGAGCTGACCAAGCAGGTGCAAGCTCGCATCGACGCAGCATCTGAACTGCGCAAGCGCTTGTTCGACCAAAATGTCTACGAGCGTTTTCTGGAGTGGGACACCCCCTCGGTAGGGCTCAATTTCGAAGAGATCATCGGATCGTATAATCTGAGCGTAGCTGCCGCCACCTTGGATTCGAAAGGCAAGGAACCCATTATGGGATCTGAAGGCCTGGCTACAATAGCCAAGAAAGTCCTCATTCACCAAATGACCCTACCGATGCCCATTGAAGACTATCGGAAGGTGCTCCAGCTGTTGGATTCACGCATGATCTCGGATCAGGCAAAGAAACAGCAGCTCGTAAACCTCATGTGGGGCGGCGTTGAACGGGTCGTAGAATCCGTACAGGCCAAAATAGACATCATCTTCTTGGGTGCCCTCTCGAACAAAGGGGTATTTTCATTCACTCGGGAAAACAATCCCGAAGGAGGTGTGCGAGGCAATATCGACTATGGCATGCCGCAAGAAAACATCGCCACCGCAGATACACAGTGGACGGAGGGCAACATCAACACGGTCGATGTATTCGAGGATATCCAAGGCGTTGTCGATGCAGCTCAGGAGAAGGTGACCTTCGACCGCATCCTTCTGGATCAAAAGCGGCTTTCGTACATCCTGCGCAGCAAGAAGATGAAGCAGGTCATCTTCGGCACGGACAAATCATCGTCACCACTTCTGCTGGCCAACCTAAACGAGTTTATGCGATCGAACGGCCTGCCCGTATTCGAGGTGATCCGACGGATGACGCGCATTCAGGACAACGGCAAGATCCGCGAATACAAACCATGGAACGACAAGAGCCTTGTATTCGTGCCGGAGGGTCGTCTCGGCGTTATCAAAAACGCCTACGCAGACAACGAGCTTCGCCCCGAGCCGGGAGTTGCCTACTCCAACTACGGACGCATCCGCATCTCGCAGTGGGGCAAAGGCGAGACGGATAACTCGAACGGCGTGGAGTTCACGAAGGCGCAATCCATCTCTTTGCCCGTCATTACCGAAATCAACGGTATTTACTCGCTGAGTGTAGAATCGTAGGAGTGCATGACGGTCGCAGAATGCATACATCAGGAGTTCAGCATGGTCGGAACCATCTCCGACTATGGCGTTCGCCGCTTCGCCAGGGAATGGGGTTACGATCCCAACTCCCTGGCGGGTAGCGACCATCAGCAACAACTAATCGCCAAGCGCGTATCTGAGTTCATCGACAGCCTGATAATGCACCCTCTGTCGGTAAGCGAAAACGGGCATTCGGCGTCCTGGTCTGAAAGCGCCATGAAGCAACGGGCACAACTGATGCTTCGGCAATATGGCATCACGCCCGGCGAAGAATTGAGCAGCTCTATTGGACTGTCCTCGATAAAGGATGCTTCGAACTTGTGGTAATATGTATTTCGCGCCCCACATACTCTATTTGAGGATCGATCCTCCCAAACAATACGACGAACTGGGACGTCCGATAGCTATGTCCGAAAATGATGCATGGCAGGAAATAGGTGATTGTCGTTGCGACGACGACACAACCGTCCGCCTTGTATCAGAGAACGGGGAGGTGCGCCAATCGAAATACCACATCGTCTACGAAGGGAGAGGAGTACCCAAAGGAGGTTACGTGAAATGCATTGACAAGGCGACCGGCACAGTACGGGGCGAAGGCTCTGTGGCAATAGCCAAGGTAAACAACTATTTCAACGCTTCAGACCTTTGGATATGATTACAACGGGAGACGCGCGCAACATACTGTTCTCGGCGTGTAAGGGGGTTGGGATAAAGGACATGCACACTTCATGGGCTATCCCCGAGGGGAAAGTCAATAGAGAGCGTATCGTCGTCATCACACCACCCGAGCAGACGTCGGACACGTATTGGGAAAATTGCTTTGTTGCTGTAAACCTGTGCGTCCCCGACATCAAGGGAGAAGCGAACCTAAAACGGCTGGACGAACTCGAACGGGCAGCCAAGGCGAGGTTCAAGGAATGGACGTACGGCACTTACGACGGATCCGCATACAGGTACAGGTATGAGAATATCGGCCGCGAAGAAGATGTGAACCTCGGATGCCACTATATCTACATCAGAGTACTATTCAGAGTATTAAACATTAAAAACAACTAAAACAATGGCAAAAGTAATAGCAGTAGGAATCAAGAAGCTGTATTATGCAGACCCCGCGAAGGTCACAGGAGATCTTACGGGTACTCTTCTGGCAACCATCATTAAAGATGTCAGCACGAAACAGGTGGAGAACATCCATCAAGACACATGGAGCATCGAAGAGGAGGAGCCGTCTACCACGGAGTACAGGAACCAACTCACCAATGGCGTATATCGCCAAGACACCGAAATGGGTAACATCCAGATGTCGTTTACCATCGGGCAATACGACTATGAAACCAAGGCGGCTTTCATGGGCGGCACGGGGTCGGAGACGTCATGGAAGCGTGCGCGAGGCGTCACGCGCATTGAAAAATGCATGATCGCCCTGACGGAGGACAACCAGTATTGCGTCTTTCCGAAGGCCTCGGTTATCGCCCGCAACACCAACAATGAGGGCGCCGTAGGTATCGGTGTAGCAGCTGCTGCCCTGGAACCCGACAATACGGCGGTATCGTCGGAATATTGGTTCGATTCTTCGGAGGTGGACGTCGAATAAAAACCTCCAAGCCATCAGCAGTCCAGGGGTGGGAGGCGTGTGCCCCTCACCCCTATTTCTTAAAATCAATCTTATGAAATTGGAGTTTATCAGTATCCGCATCGCATCGAAGGGATACACTGTATACAAGATGTCCCCCATGACGGCAACGCGCATCATGACAGCGCGGGATGTCAACAAAGATCCGGACGAGAGTAAGGCATGTATATCGGCGATGGCGCATAGTATAGCCTTGGCGGTTGTCGGCAGCCGCAACATATTCGCGGGTGTCAGGGTGTGGTTTTTACGCCGCAGATTCATGAAGCGCGGCACATTCAACGAGTTGTTCGACTGTTACCAGAAAATACTGCTGATGATACCCCTTGAGGATATTGCCTCGGTTGCAGCCGTAATGGAGGGATTGTCCGCAACAATATCCAAAGACCATGAGTAAATCGGCGGATATTGTCGCCAGGTCATTGCTGAATACGCATCATGCGTCGGTAAAGCTCGGGGTGCTGAAATTCCGGGTATACCAGCCGTTCGTGAAGGATTTGGCAAGGGCATTCGCCGGAGGGAAAATAGACGTTTCAATCTCTGGAAGGCAAAAATATTCCATGGAAACAATATCCAAGCTGCTTTTCCGGCGCTCGTGGTGCCAGAAACTATTCCTGTGGTACGCCAAACGGTATGCCACCTGTGAAGAGATTTCCGCCGCGACCATGAAAATAGCCGACATCGTATCGGGCAAAGACTTGTTCGATTCGGTGAAGATCGACAAAACACGCCGGAAAACAGTATCTGAAACCGTCGGGAATAATACGATAACGGGCATTATCGCAACGATGATGGATCAGTTGAACATCTCCTACAACGAAGCCCTCCAAGGCATAAACTACCCTACCATGCTACTCATGATGACCGACAAGGTGCGCACGCTCGTAGGGGACGAGGAAAAAATAGTGCGGGGATCGGGCGCCGATATGGCCCGAAGAAGAAGCAATAAGAAAAGAGGCAATAAAGAGCAGCAATGAGCGCATTATCATTCAAAATAAACGCGGAAACCGATAAACTCAAGAGTTTTATTACCATGCTTGAGCGGTTGCGGCATGTACTGGCCGAAATCCCGGACAGTACAAAGGAATTCGACGTCATAAACCGCAAAATTGGCGAGATGGAGGCGCGTGTCGAGCAGACAATGCGCAAGATCGCCCAGATGGAGCAGCAGGCAATGGATGCGGCGTCCAAGGCTGCCGCATCGGCCACGACCGGAACTGCTGGCGACGGTTCTACGGCAGGAACAGCGGCTACCCAGGCCGAAACTGCGGCATACCATGACCTGCTTGGTGAGCTGAAAGCCGCTAACGACGAAAAAACAAAGGCAATAGCTCAAATTAGGCTATATTCAAATGAGATCGCACGATTAAAAGCGGATGTAACCGCGCTCAATAAGGAAGAGCAGCAGAACGGGCAATTGTCTGCAAAGAAAAGGGCGCAAGTATTGGGCGCTGCCGTATCTATCGAGGAATACAAGCAGGAAATATCCCAATTGAGACGGGAGCTTGCCAACCAAATCAAATTGGAGCAGACCGCCATCGGCTCGATCAATGAAATGTCCCAGGCGCTTACCCGTATGCGTGCGGTGTATAAAAACCTGAGCGCCGCGGATCGTGAGGGGGCGCAAGGGCAAACGATGCTTAAAAACATCGAATCGCTCGACACGAAGATCAAAGAACTGGATGCGTCGATGGGCGTCCATACTCGCAATGTCGGCAATTATGCCTCGGGATTCAATATGCTGGGATTCCAAATTCAGCAAGTTGCCCGCGAGTTGCCGTCGCTGGCATATGGCCCGCAAATATTCTTTTCCGCCATATCCAACAACCTGCCGATGCTGGCCGATGAAATAGCACGGGCGAAGAAATCGGTTGATGAATTGAAGAAAGCCGGACAAACCTTCACGCCCGTATGGAAACAGATAGCATCGTCGATCTTCTCCTGGCAAACCCTGCTTGTGGCCGGCGTAACCGTGCTTACCCTTTACGGCAAGGAGATAACCAACTGGGTAGCGTCGCTGTTCAAAGGTAAAACGACGATAGACGCCTCTGCCGCTGCACTCGAACGCTTTAATTCCGCTATGGCTCAAGGTTCGGTGTCGGCTCAATCCGAATTAACCAAATTGAACCTGCTGTATAGGGCTGCGACAGACCTTTCCAGGCCCTATGAAGAAAGAGCCGAAGCGGTCAAAAAACTGCAAGACATATACCCCGCTTACTTCGGCAATATGGCTGCGGAACAGGTTATGGTCGGGAATGCTGTCGGTGCTTATGAAAACCTGCGCGACGCAATTATCGAGGTCGCAGAGGCGAAAGCCGCCCAAGAACTTATTACAGAGGACGCAAAGAGTTTAAAACTTATTGAAAAAACAGGGGATGCCTATACCAACTATTCTCTTGCTTTAAAAGAATACAGAGTAGCATATGCTACAGCACAAGAAGCCAGCAAAGGGAAGGGCCCAATAACATTTTCTCTCACCTCTGAATCTGCAAGTTTTGAAAGGGCGAAAGCAAATTTAAGGAGGTTTAGGGATGATTTTATTAACGAATTATCAAATCTCAGTAAAGATGGTGATGACCTTTGGAAGCGTATAAACGAAGGCTATGAAGGTGATGTCGATGCATTTATTGCGGCGATAAATGCCGGCATCGAAAAATTGACCCCCGCAGCAGAAAAATTATTTGTAGGGAAAACCCCCGCCGAACTTAACGCAGAATGGAAAAAAGCACGCCAAGAGGCCAAAAGCGCAGCAGAAAAAGCCGCATCCGATCAAGAGCGCAACCTAAAGGAACTCGACAAGCAACTGCAAAAGCTCCGGGACGATGCATTGCAAGCGGAGGTAGATTCCATGAAGGAGGGCACGGCCAAGAAACTCGCCCAAATTGACCTCGACTATCAGAAACGCGCCCGTGCTATACAGGAGGCAGAGGAGCGCATCAGGGAGTTGCAAGGTGGGGAATTGACCAAGGGGCAGCAAGCCCAAATAAAAGCATTGAACGATGCCAATAATGCCCAGCGTACTGAAGAACGGGCAAGCGTTTCTTCTATTTCGATAAGCCCCGAAGGGTTGGCATCTACAATCAATAAGAATATACAATCTTGGGACGAGTATTTGAAAGCGTATGGAACCTTCCGGGAAAAACTACAAGCTACAAAAGACATTTACGACCGTAAAATCGAAAAGGCTGGCAGCATTGGAGAGCGGAAGGCACTTGAAGCCGAGCGAGATGCAGCAGTAGCAGAAATTGAAGTACAAGCCGGGCAATGGGTACGAGAATTGACAGGCAATACCATGGATGAATTATCCGCCCTGAAAGCAGAGCTGGAGGCATCGCTACAAGCACTGGAATCCGAATATAATGCCCTCGATTCATCAGATAGTGCCCAAGGACAGAAATTGCGCGGTGAGATCAATCAGACGCAAGCAAAAATTAATGCAGTAGATAAAGCTGCTTCGAGTACAAAATTAGCCCCCAAAGATAATGCGATCAAGAAATGGCAGCGATTAGAGAGGACACTCGGTGATATTGCAGATGGATTCGAGGGTATTGGTGATGCCGTTGGGGGCACTACTGGCGAAGTCATTAGTGCGGCGGGCGAAATTGCAACTAATGCAGCCAGTATGATTAGCAGCATTGTCACTCTTACTGAATCGTCGGCGGCAGCTATTACAACGACATCAACAACCGCCGCCAGTGCGATCAAAGCTGTTGAGCGAGCATCCGTTATTCTTGCTATCATTCAAGCGGTATTGACAATAGCAACTAAAATAGCCAGCCTATTTAATAATGATGATGAAAAACAAGCGGAAATAGACCGACTGCAAGGTAGAATTGAGCAACTGCAATGGGAATTGGATAATGCCAATGCAATTCGGCTCCAAGAAAATTCTTTTAATGCTATTCAGAAGGTAAAAGACGCTTATAATGATGCGACGAAAGCGATATTGAGCGCATACGGAAAACTAAGCCCCTTTGGGGAAGCCATCGTTAAGCGAATCAACGCGGCTAAAATAGAAGAAAAGGCAATCAAAAGTATAGCAGATGCCTATTCAAACCTTAAATATACAGACAGCAATCTTCTGGGGGAAAATAAGTTTAGTGATACCCGAGATAAACTTAACAATCTTGCAGAACAGCAGTTGTTGCTTCAAAAGCAGATTAATGCAGAGAACGACAAGAAAAAAACGGACAAATCAAAGATAAAAGAATGGGAACGTCAAATTCAAGAACTTGGAGAAGAAGCTGCTGAAGTAATAAATGAGGTTGTAGAAACTATTATCGGCGGCACGGCAGAAGATATTGCAAAAGAGCTTGGCGATGCCTTCATAGAAGCGTTTTTAGAAGGTGAGGACGCCGCTAAGGCCTGGGGTGAAAAGGTAGACGAAATCGTCGCCGATATAGTCAAACAAATGCTGATAACCAGGTTTATCGAAGAGCGTATAGGTGAAGTATTTGACAAATATAAGGCTGAGTGGTTTAAGGATGGTGTTTTTCAGGGGACGAAAGCTGTCACCGATTCCATGGGAAACTTTGCCGACGATCTCAACAAAGTTGGTGAGGAATTTCAAGCTATTTGGGACAGCCTTCCCGCTGAAACAAAAGAATTACTTGGGAATGCTGGCGCAGCTCGTCAGGAAGCCACGGAAAGAGGCTTTCAAACGATGTCGCAAGATACGGGCGATGAATTAAACGGTCGTTTCACCGACATCCAAGGCAAAGTAACCGACATCCGCGGCTATGTAATGGCGCAGACGCAATCAATAATCGGTCTTTTAACGTCTATGGCCAATATTGAAACAGCCATGTACGCAAGCGTACAGGTAAATAATGAGCTGCTCCGATATGCTGTGATGACCTACATGGAAATTGTGGAAATAAACGGCAATACAGCAGCCATGAGAGTTGCATTACAAGGCATCCAAGAAGATATTGCGGCGATTAAACGTAACACGAGTGAATTGTAACCATGAAGATTGAAAAAGACATATCAGACCTAAGCAAGTTCATCGACGGCATTCAAGGTGAGGTCGTGGATTTCATGGATGAGAAAGCTCGGGAGGCATTAATAAGACAGAAAGAAGCTCGGCTACTATCTGGCAAACGCGACTACCTAAACCACACATGGAACTTACGCAGCGCCCTTGGTTACGTAGTTACTTATGAAGGCAAAGAAAAACGGCGATTTATTGGCGACCAAAATCATCCAGATCCGACGGCGGCCATTGAAACCAATAAAGTACTCAACGAAGAAAATAAAGCCGGAACAAGCATTATTTTCGCAGATGGCATGTACTACGCCGGCTTTGTCAGCTCTAAAGGTTATGATGTGATAGATACAGCCGAATTATTTTTAGATAAAGCATTAAACGGAAGAAAATGAAAAGGGATTTACTCATAAACGGCTACGATGCCTATGCAATGGGTATCACAATGGGATCGGGTTTCATTGCAAGTCTGAGAGCACCGGCAAGCCTCAAAGATTTTGTAGAGAATGACGACCCCAAAAAGGACGGCAAGCAGGTAATTTACCCCGAAAAACCGAAAGTTGCCGCCCGCGATCTGACGCTTACATTCGTGATCTTCGGCGACACGCTTGCAGAGCATACGGCGAATTACAACAGTTTTATAGAACTACTAAAAAGAGGCAAAATAGACATTAGCGTACCTTTAATATCTGCGGATATTTACCATTTGACCTACATGGGCAATTCAGGCAGCTACATGATGTCCGCAGACCTTACCACCTCACAACTGACAGTAAAATTCAATGAACCCAACCCAGCAAACAGGGTCGCAGAAACAGAAAATATATGACAACCCAACACAATAAGAGTGTAGATGCCATACGGGCGATGGCACTACAAACGGGCGCTTGTAAAAAGATAAACCGCGTCCAAGACTTCCCCGAGCTAATCAAACTGATGTTTACCCCACAAGGGATCGAGTTCTGCCAAGACCACAACTTCCCCTCGGTCGAAGTGTTCAGAAAGAACCGAGACAGTTTAGAAAGGCTGGGAGTATATGTAGATGCGGGAAATATCGCGCTCAAAGGTAAAGAGTACGTATGTATCGTCGGAGATACAGATGCTACTATAGAAGCGGCAGGGACTAAATTCATCCATACGATAATCCTGATGCACGGCGCACGGGCCAAGATCACCGCCAAAGACTACGCCGTGCTCAATATCGTAAGAATCGGCGGCGAGTATTCAATAAAGAAAGACGGAACTGTGATTGTACTGTAAAACAAAGCCGGGAATAATCCCGGCTTATTCTAATTAGAGCGAATTCAGATGTATTCATTTCTTATAAAAAGTCTTATCGTTATTTTCAGCCAGCCCATATTTTCTCATTTTAAATGAATTATCTGATTCTATGGATATTATACGTTTATCTTCTCTCCCATTAATCTCACCACTTTCTGAATAGGAGTAAAACGAAATAATAGCGCCATCATAATCCACATTAACAGAATAATAGCAATTTTCTGCTATTTCTAATAAGTGGTCATTGAAATATGTAACAAGATAAGCCGTCCCATAAACAACAACTCGACCGTCAATTACAGAAACTTTTTCTTGGGCTGATGAGTAGGGGGTAAATGTTATTTCCTCCGTTTCGGTAGTATTAGTCGTAAAACTATACAGAGACCCAATAAATTTACCATTGAGAACCTGTAATATTTCTTTTTCTGCTGGTGATGGTGAATCACCATTTTCTTTATCGTCAGAACAACTGGTAAAGACAAATGGAATTATTAAAATAATTGAAATTAAAAATTTTCTCATAGCTTATTTCAGTTTTACTGCAAATCCAGAAGCAATATACCCATCTACTACTTCACCATATTTGGTTCCTCTAATAATAGGCGTTATATTGAAATTTAGAAGAGCATTTGCACCAAGAGATTTTGCCTCTTTAACTATTTCAGCCACCATATAATCATAGCTCGGTTTAAATACATTTTCTTCTTTCCATTTAGCCTCCTTATTAATATATCCATCTTTTACGCCTATTGTAAATTTAATACTAAGATCACCAACGGATTCATAAGTAAACCCAGAAGAACTTGGGGTGATAGTAAATCCATCAGCAGTATACTCTCTATAATCAGCCAAATAGGTTTTTTGCGAATACTTTTGGATGGCGCAACTGCTCAATACTACACATGCAGATAATAAAAGTAAAATTTTCTTCATATTAATAAAATTTAGTGAGTTAGTAAATCAAATTTACAATTTCAAATTGGAATATCCAAAAAAGCGAGGAGTGATTTTCACCACCCCTCACCTCATGTTTTAATGTTGCCTCTCCTTTATCGCACGTTATGCGCGTATTTGTGCCAAATCGCGGCCTATCTGCCGCAAGGCATCTAATATTTCCTCCGTGCGTTTCTCAGATGGTTTTTTGGTGCCGTAAATATATTTCGACAACAAACTTTTGTGAATACCTATCGTGCGGGCAATCTCCGACACATTCAACTGCGGGAACCGACGGAACACATCCCCTATCACATTATTTGTGTCCGGTTCATCCGTGGCGTAGAAACTCGACAGGTGTATATCTTCGTCGATCTCCTCCCAGCGGATGGCATCCCCAAACTTGTTTATTTTCCACGCCTCGCGCTGGTCGTCGGTAGCTTCTTTGAGTATGGGGAAATACTCCAGCGGGCGGCTGTATGTTTTGCCGTCATTAGTGGCTATGTATATCCGGCCACCCTCGAACCAAACTTTTGTAATCTTCGCCATAATCATAATGTTTTGTACTTTGCAGTTTATTCCTCTTCTCCGAAATACTCGTGCCACTTGGCGATGATCTCCGCCTCGTACAACTCGATCACTTCGAGCGCGCGGCGCATATCGTTCGCTTTTATCCCCCGGTTGTACTTTATTTCTCGTGTAGCGATTTCTACCTTTGCGTCGTTGTCGCCGTACTCGATATGAACATGTATTGGCAAATGTTCGTCAGAGTAGAAATAGAATCGCAATCCAAAGAGATTTAAAATTGTAGGCATCGTTATTCGTTTTTATCTACTGCAAATATAAGTCCAAAAATTTAGACCTGCAAATAAAAGCGTGAATATTTTACCGTTTGGTCTAATGACCATGCTGGACAAATAAAAAAACGAGGCAAATGCCTCGGTTGGAACATTTATTTTAACGGGATGAATTTAATAGTTATCACCCCACCTGTCGGATATGTTTGGGGTAAATACACCTTGAATGTTGCGTCTTCTATTTTGTAATTATCTATATACACCAAATTATATACACCATTTATTACCTCCGCTTCAATTTGTTTGTATAAGTGCCCAAGATAGGTAGCACAAACAGCGAATGTTGATTTATCTCCTTTGTTTAATTTAATCCTTATTTCATATAAACTATCATTATCCCCAAACAAATACGCCACATTATCAACTAAATCATTTTCGCCATAATATATTAGTCCAAGATGAGTACCTTTTGATCTTTCTCTTGTTTCTTTTGTGGCTATATAATCTTGAGGCTTATAGAATTCAGTAATAGGAGGAATAAAGGTATTAAGCGTAGACTTTACTATCGTATTGTAGGTATTATCTCCAACAGTTACTTTTGCAAATCCTGCATGCTGTGCAGTAATAATGCCGTTATTAACAGTTGCTATAAAAATATTGTCTGAATTTCCGACTTTGTTTAAACCTGTATTATATTCTTTAGGTTTATCTGATACGGTTCCTTCTTTGACGTATATTTCAACATCATACTCATTGGGTGCATCAGGCTTGTTGGAGTTGTCTTCCCCTTTTGAGCACCCGACAAATGATAATGCGGCGATAGCCGCGCACAGCAGTAGAAGTTTTTTCATAATATAGAATAAGTGGGTTAACGATGCAAGTATAACGAAATTCCCCCTCCCCCGCCAAATTTTGAAAGTAAAATTTACTCCTGATATAAAAAATAGTGCAAAATCCTTTGTGGATTAAAAATAATTTCCCATATTTGTAACGCTTACAGTTTGATAACTTAATTATCTCGCAGAGCACGCGGTCAGTTGCTCAATCATATTGGGCTTTTTTTATGCCCATTACGATAGGCGGTTGCCTTTTGCGTAGTTATTGAATGCTCTTCGGGGTTGTTCATCAAACTGTAAGCAGCGCAAAATGGCAGCCGCTTTTCCTATGCCTATAAAAAACTTTAAATGCTTACAGTTATGAAAAAACAATCGCTTCCGGAAACGGATTATCAAACTCGCTGCATCGAAGCCGAGCGAAAAGCGCAAGATTTCGAAAGCGCCTACTTCAAGGCCGAAGAGCGCTATTCCAACCTAATGGACGCCTATATCAAACTACAAGGTTACTATCTTGAATTGCTGGGCGCTGAAAAATCACCCCGCAACAAAATCAAAGAGATCGACCCGTTTATTCTGGTCAAGATGGGCCGCGGGATGAATGTCGCGCAATGTAAATAGACCAACAGCTATGAACAATATACAAATCTTCAATAATGAACAGTTCGGGCGTGTACGGATTATTATGACCGATGGAAAGCCTATGTTTCTTGCGAATGATGTTGCAAAATCGTTAGGATATGCTAATCCTCGCAAGGCAATAGGCGACCATTGTAAGGGTGTCACGAAACGTGACACCCCCACCACAAGCGGCGTGCAAGTGGTTTCATACATCCCCGAATCCGACGTTTACCGTCTTGTCATGCGGTCGAAGCTCCCGCAGGCCGAACAGTTCCAGGACTGGGTGTGCGATGAAGTTCTCCCCACGATCCGCAAGACTGGCGGATACATGTCGGCCAAAGAGACGGACACGCCCGAAATGATAATGGCACGTGCCGTGCTGGTAGCCAATGACACCATAGCGCGACAGAAGCAACAGTTGGAGCAGGCACACAAGCAGGTCGCAGCGCTCGCCCCGAAAGCCGAACTAATGGATAAAGTACTGGACACAGACCAGAAGATCGACGTCGGGCAGGCGGCAAAGATTTTGAACCTCCCATTCGGCCGCAACACGCTTTTTCAACGGCTTCGTGAACGCGGCATATTCTTCTGCAATCGCAATGAGCCTAAGCAAGAGTATATTAACCGTGGTTATTTCGAGTTAAAGGAGAAGTTAATAGATCGCAACAAACACGAATCGTTCACGGTTATAAAAGTCCTCGTGACGCAGAAAGGGTTGGATTTCCTCGCAAGACAATTCGAAGTAGTCCAAACGCCAAAGAAGATGGCACCGATAAAGTAACCCCGTATACCACTATTTCCACACCACGTTGGGGGGCGCCTCGCAGAAATGCGGGGCGTTTTTATTCCCTTCCTTCCAACCTCACTACAAAGTGTAGTTAACTACATCCTAACGGTGTAGTGTAGGAGGGTAAAAAAGTCAGAGAAAAATTTGCATTTTGCTAATACGTGCATTATATTTGCAGCACGAATAAGATATAGACGTACGGGTCTATCCGTATAATGTGTAAATGAAAACAACTGTATAGAGCCCTAAATAGTTATTTTAGGGCTCAATTTTTTTAGCTACTAACTACACTAAATTTATGGCTGCAAATAAATTTTTCCAGCAAGAGCTTTTTAAATTCTCCATTTTCCCAAAATATCAAAGTTGCATTGATGATTTGGCTACAAATCTTGCCGACCCAGAGGAGTGGGACTTTTCAGATGACAAGAGAAAAAGTCACTCTATACTGAAAAATTATTTAGAACACATCTTCCGAAAATTGAGAGCAGAAAACAAAATCTGCTTTACAGCCAATAACGAATATTGCTGCTTCAATACTGGGCTTGTCACTAAAAACCTGGAAGAAATATTTGCCTTCTTCTTCAAAAATAAAAATCAAGGTGAAGGAGTTCCGCCCTATGTTTTTAAATGTTTTTGCAAAAAAAGCGATGGTGCATTATTGCGAACATTTAAATCATCTTTGCCCAAGATAGCAGATTTTTTTCAAAAACCCGAAGACTTACTTTTTAATCCCAACTGCGAACTTATTCCCGATATAGATCATATCATCCAAGATAACCTAAGTCGTTTCCCAGCTGCTATGCAAGGGAGTGGTGATGCTGAAATTCGTCGCCGGTTGGAAGGGGCTATTGATGAAGCTCGTAAAAAAGTGAGAACGAACTATAAAACTGCGGTGCCCCAATTCTATGGCAATAGGATTCAACTATTGTTGCCATTATGTTTAACACCCAACTCCCCCAATCCTGATTTAGCATTGGTTGTACATAAAATTGAAAATAACACATATACCGCACGCACATGTCTGACGCTTAAAATGGCTTATAATAATGCCCGATTAATTGTTAAGCCTCAGAGCACATGGCTAAAACCATAAAATCATACGTAATTTAATACTGCCATTGTATTATGACTAAAGCAGGGAGAAATCCCTGCTTTTTTATTGATATTTTTACTGCTCCCCATTGTTATTAAAATGCACAGTCACACATTTGCACAGAGGCTTGAGGAATCGCCGAGCCCTTGATGCAAATGATTATTTACTCTCCGACAGGAACAGAAATATTGGACGCGCCGGTCACCAAAGAGGCTATCATCAAATATGTCCTCATGGGAGACTACTATATCGAGCTGCCCTTTAATCTCCTTGAACCAACGACATTTGCTCGTGGTTCCTACATCACATATAAAGGCCGCAAGTTCGAGATTATGTCCACGGTGCGCCCGGAGTTCGACAACAAGACCGGCGGCTATAAATACACTCTCAAATTCGAGGCTCAGCAAAACCACATGAAGCGTTTCGTATGCTTCTGGCTGGGTGGGGACAATCCCGAAGCCGTATTTCACAACACCACAGACCTCGAATCTTTCGCGGCGTTGATCGTCGCCAACATGAACAAGCAGCTCGGAGGCGAAAACTGGCAGGTAGGCACGATCACCGTTGACAATCCTAAAGCTACGAAGCTTGTATCGTTCAATGGCGATAAGTGCTGGGACATCCTCAATACGATTGCCGAAACCTTTGAGACGGAATGGTGGACAGAGGAAAACGGCGACCTCGTATCGTTATGCTTTGGCAAACTGGACTTCGGATCCCCCGAAGAGTTCAGACAGGGGAATGTAGTGAAAAACATTCCCGCAAAGAAAGGGGATGATTCGAGCTACGGCACCCGGTTCTACGTCTTTGGCTCTACTCGCAATCTTACAAGCGACTATGGGCAAGCTCCGCAAGGAGGTGAAACGAATCATGTATCTGAAATTCGGCTTCGCCTGCCGGACGGACAGCGGTATATCGACGCAATACCTGGTCTTTCGGGAAGCGACATTGTGGAGCAGGTCGTGTTCTTCGATGACATATACCCCAAGAATACGGAGACTGTCACCAGCATTGAGACCGTAGACCGGGAGATCATCAAGGCGTATGTCATGTACTGCAAAGACACGCCGTTCCGGCCTTCGGACATGATTAAAGGCGAAACCCTGGGTGCTACCTTCACGAGCGGCAGTCTTATGGGGCGGGATTTTGAGCTAAGTATAAACTACAAACCAGAGACGTGGAAACCGGAGGATGGATTTGATAAGAAGTTCAAGATCATCGCGCAAGTAGAATCATCCGGTGAAAGCCAACTTATCATCCCCAACGAAAGCCTGCATCCCGAGCCTGGAGATACGTTTGTCATAACAGGCGTAAAACTACCTAAAGAAAGGATCGAGGAGGCTGAAAAGGAGCTCTTGAAGGCCGGGGAATCATATGCCGCGAAACACAGCAGCGACACGGACGTATACGACTGCGAAACTAATCCCGTATACTGCCAAGAAAACAAGAAGAATTACGATGCCGGGCAAGCGGTTCGCCTTGTGGATCCACGCTTCGGAGAAAGCGGCCGATTATCACGCATCCAGGGATACGAAAAAAAACTATATAACGAATATATCGCCACATATACGGTAGGCGACAATACGGCATATTCTCGTATCGGCAACATAGAATCGGAGGTGAAGGCAAACCTGTACGCACAGCGCATAGGCGTTACCGAATCGGGAGCCTCAATCTACCTTATCACCCGCTACGATTCCACTGCCGCCGCAGACTACAATGCCTATTCCGCCAAGCGTGCACTATGGGAATTCGCCAACAAACAGTTCCCGGACACATTCAAAGGTAAAATGACCTTTGACGACGGTGCCCAGTTCGGGGGGTTCGCATCCGGCATGACTGGCTTTGGCGGCATAATCGACAAGAAAGGGAACGCAGAGATGCAGAGCCTGAAACTTCGGGGATTCCTGGAGGTACCGGAACTCCGCTACAACCGTGTCGAAATATCCATGGGCGATACGTGGTATGCTCCAAGTGCCGGGATCATCGAAAGCGTCGACACCACGGCCCAAACCATCACCCTCAAGCTCGAAGAAGGCGAGATCGGAAGTCCTCGGGTCGGGGATATATGTATGGGCATCTTCCACAATTTGAACGCTTCGGAGAATGCAACCGCGGATTATGACGACGGCCGTGGCAACAGGCGCTTTGCCGGGTTCGCTACCTGCTATTTCCGCATCACCGAAGAGCTGGACACTGCAACTTACAAGACATTCAAGTATCAACTACGCCCGGTATCGGGAGCTTACCCCACCCAATATCATCCGGCGGCGTCGATGACCTTCGTGGGCTATGGCTCCTTCTCGAATGAGGATCGGCAGACCTCCCGCTACGAAACCCGGACATACCAGCGTTATTTAACGGGAGTTTCCGATTGGGAGTTCACTGCGTCCAATATCGCCGCGCAATATGGCGACCTGTCAAACCTGTCCATATTCGGAATAGAGATGAGGGGGTATTCGGCATACCTGAACAACATCTATATGTCGGGCGTCATCCAGCAATTCACGCCCGGCGGCGAAGAGGTGCCCACGATCATAGACCGCGGAGTGTGGAGCGCCACGGAAACATACAACCGCAACGACGACGTATATTGGAACAACGGACATTGGCGCTGTCTGGTCGACGGCACCACGACAGAGCCCGGCAAGGATGCCGAGGAGTGGGTATACTTAGGCGGATACGGGGTGCTCGAAACGGTCAGCATATTCAAAAAATCGGAGAGCGAACCGGCGAAACCTACGGAGCTTAAAATACCGCCCGAAGGCTGGACGACGGAGACGCTCCCAATGTCGGATCAACGTCCTACATGGATGTGTACCGGCACCGTTGTCGACGGAGAGGTTAAATCATGGTCTGATCCTCAGCGTATATCCGGCGAACACGGCACGGATGGCAAGGACGGCAAGGATTACGAGTGGATCTTCGCACGTACATCGGAATACAAAGCCCCTGCACAGCCACCCACCGCGCAGCAGGACGATTACATTCCCTCGTCCTCCGAAACCTCGGACGGGCAGGTGTGGACGGACGATGCCGTCGGGCCCGATAACGACAACCCTTATGAGTGGGCAAGCAAGCGTGTGAAAGTAAATGACACGTGGGGCGAGTTCACACACCCTGCGCTTTGGGCAAAATTTTCGTTCGACGGAGCGCCGGGTGTCGACGGAACCAATGTAGAATGGATATTCAAACGCACAAGTTCCAACACGGCCCCGAATACGCCGTCTGGCAGCGACGAAGACGGATATGTACCGAGCGGTTGGACGAACAACCCCACGGGCCCGAATTCCGAGCGTCCCTACGAATGGACTTGCGTACGCTATAAGACAGGCGGACACTGGAGCGGATATTCAGCAGCGTCCTTATGGGCGAAGTGGTCATTCGACGGCGCGGATGGTGTGGATGGTGAAGGTGTAGAATACATATTCACGCGTACGGAAACCGAGGATCCGGGCACCGTTCCGGATGTTCCCGATGTTGCGGAATACGATAATCCCCCGGCTCCATGGACGGATGACCCTACGGGAGTAGACGCCACATATCGTTACGAATGGGTGTCGAAACGCAACAAGGTGGAAGGTGTTTGGGGCGCATTTTCCTCGCCCTCGATTTGGGCGCGGTATTCTTACGACGGGCAACCGGGGAACTGGACATCCTATGTATTTAAAAATAGCGATACGGAGCCAGCAAAGCCTACTTCCTCCGACCCCATTCCGTCCGGATGGAGTGACGCGCCCACTGGTGTCGGTATATGGTGGATGTCCAAGGCTACGATAGACGCATCGACCGGAAAGGCCGGGGCGTGGTCGACGCCTATCCGCGTAACGGGCGAGGATGGGGAGCCGGGGCCGCATACTGACTTCAAATACGCCAAGAATAACAGCACCACCACGGCGCCGGCGCTGGTCAAAACGGATCGCACCCCCGCAGGTTGGAGCGACACCCCGCCGTCGCTCTCTTCGGGTGAATATCTGTGGATGACCCAGGCGGAAATAGACGCCGACGACAATCTGTTGCACCCGACGGTAGGCTGGGCAACTCCGGTACGCATATCGGGAGAGCAGGGCCCTAAAGGTGATGACGGCGCCCCCGGCGAAGACGGCGCTCCCGGCAAGGATGGCTTGCAGGGTTGCATAATCCGCCTCACGGAATGGGCATCGGGAGTGGGATACCGCAATGACCTCGACCTTGTCTCCAATGGCCCCAGATACATAGACATAGTTACGATCTATGCGAACAACAAACAACTGAAATTCCAGTGCAGCCAAACGCACACTTCGTCGAACTCCAACAAACCGACGGCGGGATCCGCGTCGGCATATTGGCAACAACTCAACGACATGGTGCCGATATATACGCCCCTGTTGTTCGCAGAGAATGCCGTCATCAACTTCCTGCAAGGTATGGAGTTCGTGGTGCACAACTCCAAGACGGACATTTCCGTGAATACCATCATCGCAGGGCTCGTGGGTGGCAATATTCCCCTGTTCGTCGGAAGCAATACCCCGTCGAATGCGCCGTTCAGGGTCGCTAAGGACGGGGCATTCGTGGCCACCAAAGCCGATATTACAGGGACTATCAACGCATCGAGTGGAACGATTGGCGGATTTGAAATAGGAGAGAGTTGGCTGGTGTCGCAAACGTCTCAGGGTAAAGAAATTTGGTCTAACAGACTGTCGGCCGCGCGGGTATTACTGGAATGCAAAGGGGGCGCCTATACAACTTCTTTTGATGCAATGGCGTATCCATTAGGTTCATCGGGTTATTCCAACCATTCTGTGCTATCCGTGGCAATAAACAGAGAATCGTACGACGCCATGAATAGATATAATATCGGAATTGACGTCTCGGCCGAGGGGGAATATAATGAAAATTCACAGATAGGAGATATTCCAAATGGCAATCATGCCATATTATTGAGAAATGGGGACATATGCGGATTCAGGTTATTCAGCCGGACATTGACTGGTGGATGGACGCTTAATGATTACGAATCAATAATATTCAATGATACATCGAGTATGAATTACGTTACGCTTCCGTCCAACCCCAAAGACGGACAAATATATTTTATCAGGAAGATTGGGAAGGGTAATGTAACAATTCAAACTGGGGGACTTACTCACGTAATTAAGCAGAACGCTGGTAGTAGTACTCGGAGTGTAGTTTTGGATTATGGCTCACTCGCTATTCTGATGTGGAACAAAGACGGACAATACTGGACTGCCAATGACTGTCCTACAATGTAATGAATTATGAAAGCATTAAATTTAAAAGAATTTAAATTATTCACCGACATTTCCCACGCCGGGCATATTGTTGTCGACGCCCGGAAAGAGTTTGCCAACGCCATATACATGAGCATGAACGGTATCGTAGCGCATGACCTGGCATTCCGCATCCTCCACAGCGAAGGTGGCATCGAAGTTTCCGACGAGGAGGAATCGATTATCGTCGATACCGCAAAGATGTGCAAGGCGGTATTCTATGACAGTATCATGTCCGCTCTCAAAAAAGAATAAACGCTCGAAAGGAATATGAAACGCATCCGGATAGGCAAGGACATAGAGATACATTGGCCGATACTTACCAATGGAGAGGAGGTAGCACTCGAAGGGCGCGACCTGAAACTCTTCGTCCATTTGCCTTCGCATATGGACATTCCCGTTGATTTCACCACCGAAGGCAACACCGCCATTTTCACCATTAGCGGCACAATGCAGAAGTCCATCGGGGTGTACCGTCTCACCATGTGGGAGAATTTGCAGAAGAGAGGGCAAACGGCGGTCGACTACTGCAAGGCCTTTGAATTGGTTCCTACGACACTCTTGGAAGGTGGCGAAGACGAAAGCAACCTTACAACGGAAACTGTCGACCTTGAGGCGTCAAGCCTTGTTGTTGGATTGCCCGGCGAGAGTGCTTACGAGGCATTCAAGAAATACAACCCGAATTCCGAACTTACGGAGGAAGAATATGCCGAGGCCCCTATTAACGCTGCAAACGCCGCGAACGAGGCGGCAAAAGCGGCAAATGACGCCGCAGGTAAAATTGGGGATATTGACAAAGCCCTTGCCGAAAAGGTCGACAAGGAAGAAGGGAAAGGGCTTTCGACGAACGACTACACCGACCAGGATAAGGAGAAGCTGGCCGGGCTCTCCAACTACGACGACACGGAAATAAAGCAGGAGTTGTCCGACAAGGTGTCCAAGCAGGAGCTGACGGAGGCTGCAGCGGGCACGCTGACTGAGGCAAAGTCGTATACGGACACAAAGACGGCAGAACTATGGAATAATGTCGGCGATACGTTTGACGCTATGTCCGAGGAGCTCAATAGCAACATATCCGGCGGGGATGCGCAGACACTGACCGAAGCCAAAAACTATACAGACAAGGCGATCTCAGAAATTCCCACCCCGGACGTAAGCGGGCAGATCGAGCGGCATAACACCTCCCCCACGGCGCATCCCGACATTCGGGAACTGCTCAACACTTGCGTAGGACTGCCGGAGTTCAACGACAAAACCTACGAGCTGACCTTCACGACAAAGGGCGGTGCGAAGCTCATCATCGACCTGCCTATCGAGATGATGGGGCTGCATTACAACGAGGATACCCAATCTATCGAGTTCATAAATGCCGACGGCTCCATATCCTCCATCCCGGTTTCTTATTTCGTGAAAGTATATGTCGGCTCTATCGGTTCCGAGATACAGGTTACGGTCGAAGGCTCCGAAATCCGCGCCTCCCTGCTCAACAACACCGTATCCTGGGACAAGTTGACACTTGCATTGCAGGAGATGATTCAGGGCAAGGCCGACCGCACAGAGCTTCCCACGAAACTGTCCGAACTGGAGAATGATTCCGGATATGTGACTTCGGAAGAATTGAATGCTGAATTAGGCTACAAAGACCACGTAGCCTACATCCTCAAGGACTTTACGAAGAGCTATTATAATAATACGGGCTCGGACATCACGGATCGGAGCATGGTCGTTACGCCTACGCAGTCAGGCGTGACGTCTAACTTCTCCCTGACCAGCCGTATCCCGGTCGCAGCTTCGGACTTTATTTTCGTGCGCATGAAGCTGCGCGTGGACAAAGAGTGCTCTTTGCGGATCATCACCTATTCGGACAATCTCGACCAGCGGGGCCGCTGGTTCGTCCTCAAGGCAGACCGCACCTATGAAATCTACTACCGCGGCAAGGCGGCGTCGGTAGCGGGACGGCTGAATGTGGGTATCAGCATATCCGCAGCCACCAATATCGGGCAGAAGGTCACCATCGAGGATTTGATCGTCACGCTCAACAACTATGACGCATGGTGCGACGCCGAGAGCCGCGCCACGCTGAAAAACTTCGACACGGACTCCTTCACCGTGGACGAGGGCGGAACGGGGCATTTCTTTTCGGTCGCGCAGGCATGCGACTTCGCAAGGGACGTCTTCGATGTCGTGAACAACGCGGTTACGGTGTTTATCCGCAACGGCCTTTACGATCACGAGGCTCCGAAGAATGTGGCGATGGATTACCCGTATGCGATCATCAACAAGGGGGCGAACCGCATATCGCTTATCGGCGAGAGCCGCGACGGCGTCATCGTCTCGTATGAGAACAACTCCGTGAACCGCGCCAAGATCATCGAGGCGGGCGGCGAATGCACCATCGCCAACATGACCGTCAACTGCCTGAACGACGAGAGTTATACGGACGCCAGCGCCGGCGGGCACCAAGCCTGCTACTGCATACATATCGATTCGGTCTTTGCCGCCTCTGAGCGATATTTCACGACGGTACGGAACTGCAAACTCTTCAGCACGTGCCATTCACCCGTCGGCGCGGGGCTTGCCGACAACCAGACCATTCGGTTAGACGGCTGCGAGTGCGTCAGCGACACGCACGTAGGCACTTCGACGGGCGCGGCCACCATCCACGCAAGCACCGATGCTGCGGCGAAGAATATGGCCGTCGAGATCATCGGCTGCCGCCTGCTGTCGCTCGACGGAACCAAAGCGCTCTACATGCCCGATGTGGCGGGCGGCGTTCCCTTCACGCAGATCGACGTCACGCTGCTGGGCAACACCTACTATACCACGGGGGCGGAGATCACCGATGCCGACTTCTTGTCCAGGCACAAGCTCACGCCGTGGTCGGATGCTTCGTTCAACGAAATTTCGGTTATCGCGCACTCGGACTGCACGCTCGAAGAGCGCGTGACGCACCTCGAAAGGCTGCTCGTGGAAATGCTCTCGGGCAAAGTGCTGATCCCGGAATTGCAGGTGAAAAAACTGGGCGTGTGGGGCGACAACAACCTCGTCGTCACGGGCGAGGGTGCGCCGACGAAAGCCCCCGACCGCGCGGGGCAGTTCTATGTCGATACGAAGAATAACGCGGTCTACCACTCCGTAGGCAACGGCGCGGTGTCGGACTGGAAAAACGCTTAAACTACTTACAACATGTCACAAGTCAACAAATACGCCGACAAGGCGGGTTACACGGCCGACAAGAACCGCAAGGACACGCAGTCGGCGGTGTCATACATCGAGAATGACGGGATGCTCGTCTACGACGGCGTGAACGTCGTGGTGGACAAGCCGGCCGCCGGGGTGGGCGACCTTGCGGTCTTCGACAAGACCTCGGGGACTATCCGCTTCGTCAAGGGTGCGACGCTTGTTGCAGAGCAGTTGCCGCCCGAGCTTGTCCCGGTGGCCGTGGTCTATGCCCGGCAGGGCGAGCGGGTGCTGATCGTGTCGCTCGAAAATGCAACGGTCAGCAGCCAGCGATGGGCCTACTCTTATGAGGTTGCATTGTCGGGCTTCGACCTTGCGGCGGGAGGAACCGCTGTCCTGTCGTTCGGCCAGGGCATTTATGCGATGGAGTTGCCGATAACGTATGCCGCAGGGGCATCACTGGCAGACATCGCAGCGCAAATCAATGCCAATGCAACGGTAAAATCCACATACGGCTGGACTGCCTCCGTAGATGAAGCGGCCGCACGAATCATCGTATCATCGAATACATGGTCGACCAGCTATGCGACTATCGGTGTCGTAAGCGGTTGTCAAATCGCAAGACCTCCGGAAGACGTCAACTACCAAATAACGTTGACGGGGGTGTTGATCGAGGGATCGAACGAATACGTCCGCCGTAATAACGGTGTCAACATCTCCTTTGCGGGCTGCAATCCCGAAATATTTCTGCAATACTATTCGGCCAAAGGGAGCCAGGCCACAGGACAGATGCCGGGCAGTAGCGAAATCATCCGGGAAAGTGCCTTTACCGAAGAGGCCAACCCGGCATTGGTCGCCGCCTATCCGACCTACCGGGATTATCTGCTCGATGAGCACATGATGCAGTACCCGAGCGCCTACGGTGCGCTGCTGCGCGACGGCAAGACCAACACGCACCTGATCGGGCGGCTTACCTTCGAGGACATTTATGGTAAGACACAGTACCGCTACCCGGCCGCTGCGACTGCCCTCGACTACGGCATCACGGTCGAGGGCGCAACTACCGGACTGGAAGCGGGCGCATGGTGGCTGCCATCCGTCGACGAAATCTACCTGCTCATGCACGACCGCGTACTGACGGCTGCCGACCGGGAAAGCGATCCCGTAAACCGCACGCTGTCGCGCCTCGGTAAGGCGACCTGTTACGGGGCGGGTTATTACCCGTGGACGTCATGCGAATGCAATCCCGGCCATGCGTTCACCTACCGTGGCGATGCGGGTTACGTGGGCGCCAACTACAAGTATAGCACGGGCGCTACCCGTCCGGTCTGCGCCTTATAATTATCTGAACCATGGAAACACAACGACAGATCGACACCCTGGAATCGCGGCAGCTCGAATTACGGGCAGTCATGGCTAAGTCCGACGACAGGGCAGCCAAATGCAGCAAGTCCGGCCTTGACTTCCGGGCTACCTATCCTCTGGATTATGAGGAGTACGAAGCGGCCAACGCGGAGTACAACGCGAACGAAAAGACCCTTGCGGAGCTGAGGGCCCGACGTGCCGAAGAGCTGGCCGCCGAAGAAACGGTTATGAACTTTCAAAATATTGAGCAATGAAGATGTATATGACCAACAAGCCCAACGGCGAGCCGTTCTATCCCGTAACCGTAGCCGAAGCCGTGCTTGTTTCCGAAGGAGAAACTTTAGCCGCGGTGCTGCAACGGCTCGAACAGAGGATCGCAGAATTGGAGAAGTCGGAAGCGGCGCCCCAGGCGCAGACAAACGTGTTGCCCGAACAATAGAATACACCCTATGGAAGCATTGTGGAGATTTATAGAAAGGCTCTGCGAAAAAGTATGGCAGGTGTTGATCGGTGCCCTGGTGTACATGTTCAACGCCATAGCCCCGATACACGACATACTGACGGCCTGCATGATTATATTCGCCGCGAACTTTTTCACGGGCCTGTTCGCCGGCGTGCTCGTACAGCACGAAGGATTCATATTCCGCAAGGCTTTCAAGTGCATATCCGAGGCTGCGGTAATATCGGGACTGATGGCCATGATACTGCTCGTCGGGGACAACATCGACAACCATGACGGGGCGATGTCGGCAATCTCGCTCGCAGTATATGCCCTGATATATTTCTACGGGGTCAACATCCTCAAGAACCTGAACCGCATATTCCCGAAGAACCGATACATCGACTTCCTGTACTATGTGCTCTCGTTCGAGATGATTAAGAAGATTCCCTATTTGGAAAACTACAAACAAAAACAAAAGGACAAATGAAAAAGAAATGGATCGTATGGAGCATCGTTGCGGCCGTGGCCGTAGTGCTCGGAATCGTATTCCCGCGTTACATCCTCGTGGGGGTTGTTTGTGCTATGGCCGGATGGGTCGGGCATATCCTGTACACTAAACACATCGCGCAATGATACCACGCGGGCTGCGGAACAACAATCCGCTTAACATCGAGAAGACACGGGGCGGCAATCCCTGGCAGGGCGAGGTCGTACCGTCGAAAGACAAGCGTTTTGCGCAATTTACGACGGTAGCATACGGCTATCGGGCTGCCTTCAAGCTGTTGAACAACTACCAGCGTAACTACGGGTTGGACACGATCCGCAAGATGATCGGCCGCTGGGCCCCGTCGGAGGAGAACCACACGGACGCCTATGTCCGCACCGTGGCGGAAAGATCGGGGGTGCCCGCCGACAGTCGGATCACCACGACCAACCGCGACGTGATGGTTCCCATCGTAGCTGCGATGTCGTTCGTAGAGAACGGCGTCGAGGCCAAGATGCTCGACGTACAGGCCGGGTGGGATTTGTTCGTAAAGGCATGAAACGCTTGATCCTCTACCTGCTCGCCGCCCTTGCGGCCGGGGCGCTGCTCTTCGGCTGGGGATACCGCCGGGGCGCCGCGTCGGTGGTTGTCGAAGAAACAACGCGCATCGACACGGTGTTCTATCCGCGGCCGGAACCGCTGCCCGGCACGTACCGCCTGGCCGACATCTCGGTGCCGGTGCTGCTCTTCGCGCCGCCCGACACGGTAACGGAGACCGTCGTTGTGAAAATCGGGGCAGACAGCGTGCAAATGAAGGTGGCGATGGAAACGCGCCCCTACTCGGACAGCACCTACCGGGCACAGGTCAGCGGGCCGCGGATCGGCAACCTGCGGCCGACGCTCGACTGGATAGAAACATACGACCGCACGACCATCCGACAGCAGGTAGTCACCCGGCGGAGCCGCTTCGCCCTGACTGCCGGGGTCGGGGCGGCGTACACGCCGCAGGGGTTCCAGCCTACGGTCGGCGTAGGAGTAGGTATTATTTTATGGCAATTCTGACAGGTATGAAGATAATTTATAACGACATCATCCCCTTCAAGGGATACAAGGCTATCAATCTGTTCGGGATCGTATTTGCCCGCAAGTCCGCCCGCCCGTTGTCGGATAAAAATAAAAACCACGAAGCGATACACACCGCACAGATGAGAGAACTGTTATATGTGCCCTTCTACATCGTCTACCTATTGGATTGGGTATTTCACGGCTTCAAGTACCGAAGGATAACTTTCGAACAGGAAGCATATGCCCATGAAGATAACCCTGAATACCTTGAAATACGAAAACACTACGCGCAATGGAAGAGATGATTTACATATACTGGGATGACTTCCCATCGGTTGTAACCGAATAACGGGCCTTGGGGTACGGGCATAAAAAAGTCCCCAACGCTTTCCCGCATATACCACTATACGATTGTGCCAACGCACCACATTGAGGACTTATTCCTTGAATCGGTGTGTTGGCTTTTTGTATAGTGGTATAACAAATTTATAATAAAAAATCGGGAAAGTATATGCGTAAATCAGAGCTTTTTGCACAAATACTCGAATGTGTTGCATTTGAAACTGAAATAGCTAAGGAACAAATCCTTTCGAAGGATAAATTTCAAGATGTGGTCGATGCGCGCTACATGCTCGTACACTTCTGCCATAAGAACGGCATGTACACCACCGACATCGCCCGGATGATGCGGTTCTCCCGACGCGCCATAGAGAAGATGGTCGCCGGGTTCGATGAACGCAGGCGATACAGCCACCCTATATTCGAAATACAGTGCGAACTTATTGCGAAGAAGTTGCCTCCCATCTGCGCCCCAATGAATTGATATGCCTGCCGCCCGCAGCCACCTTTGCAATGTTGCAACAGGTGAACGCCCGGCCTTGACAGGGGCGGCAATCATTCAATAATTATTAAAAATGGGTTCGGATAAAACTTATATTTTCGATGGAGGCGGCTCGGGTGGCGGCCTTGACATCGCGGCTCTCGTCTCGTCAATGATGGGCAACAAGGGCATGGATCCCAACCTCGTAGCGGCACTCATGAACGGTAACAACAACCGTGGTGCATGGGGCGGTGACGGGTGCTGGTGGATCTGGATCATCCTGCTGTTCTTCTGCTGGGGCGGCTTTGGTGGCAACGGCTTCGGCGGTAACAACGCCAATGGCCTTCCTGCGCAGCTCAACGGTGACGCCGGACGGGAACTTCTTATGAACGCAATCCAAGGGAACGGCGCAGCCATCAATCAGCTGGCATCGTCGCTCAACTGCTCTACGCAGCAGATTCAGAACACGCTGTGCAACATCCAGGGCACCCTCGGCATGTCAAGCCAGCAGATCATCAACGCTGTACAATCGATGGGATGCCAAATCGGCAACCAGATCGCCTCGTGCTGCTGCGATCTCCGGGAATCCATCACCAAGATGGGATACGAGAGCCAGCTCGCAACGGTCAACCAGACCAACACGCTGCAATCTTCGGCAAACACACAGTTCAACATTCTGGGTGCCAAGATCGATGCGCAGACGCAGATCATCAACGACCGGTTCTGCCAACTGGAGATGCGCGAGATGCAAAACAAGATCGACATGCTCCGCCAGGAGAACAGCAACCTTGCCCTGGCCGCTTCGCAGCAGGCACAGACGGCCAACATCGTCAGTCAGCTCCGTGCTCCGGCACCGGTTCCTGCATACATCGTGCAGAACCCCAACTGTTGCACGACGCCCACTGTGGCCGTGACTGCCGCCCCGGCGTGTGCAGGCACTTTATTTTAGCAAGGAAAGGAGGCAAGTATGTATCCTTTACAAGCTGACATAAAAGTCGTTGTTCCGCAATTCGTACCTCGCCTCGACATCGGAGGCATATACACGCTCGCCACGACCGGAAAGGCTTCCGCAGAGGCCGAAACCGTGGACTACGGGTTCAACCCCTGCGCCTGGCGTGCACTGCCCAATGAGGGAATTCTTCTATGGAAAGTGCGCCACCCGGTCACGGAAGCCGAGAGTGGATATGCCGTAAATGTCGTGGTTCCGACCTCCGGGTCGGCGAGGAGCACGGTAACATCCCCCAACACCACTACCGGGACTGCAAAAGTTCCCGTAGTGGATAACAAAGGGACGCAAACCGTGGGCAGCGACATCACAAACCAGACGGCGGCAGGCGAGACGAGTGCCTATACGGAGCACCTGGTGTACTTTAACAAGTGTGCGGGAATCTTCCGTCTGCTTGGGGTAAAGTCCACGGCAGGAACCGCACAGGCAAATAGCGATGCAGCGGCGCCGGCAGCGGCAAAAGCAACGAAGTAAAAACCGAAAGACGGGGAGGAGGGCTCCTTCTCCCCTACCTTTCACAAATCATTAACCAAGATGTTTCAGAACTTGAGAAAAGGCTCCTTAGTCTACGTTTTCGACAACAGGGAACAGCCTAAGTTTTATACAGCCAACGTAAAAGATGTATCGGCACCGTATTTCCCGCCCCAAAAGCCCGGGCAATTCTCGCCGATGCCGCAATTCATCAACATCTCGATAGAGGGCAACGAGCCCTGGGGCGTCCCTATGCAAGCGGACATCGTTTCGAAAGACGGCCTTACCGTAGCGACGACACGTGAAGTGTTGAAACCGACCATCATGGAGGCACAGCAGGCAAGCCGTGACATCGTGGAATCATTCGACAGGCACAAAGCCAACCTGAAGGTCTACGATGAGATCCTGATGCAGCTCGATCCCGAAGCTGCGCGTTCAAAAGAGCTCGAAGCCGAAAACAGGGAGTTGCGGAAGATGCTCGCTGACATGAACGAACGGCTGAGCCAGATACCGACGGCGGAAGAACTGAGGAGCCTTGTCAAGTCTGAACCACCTGCAAAAACAAAGTAACTATGGGTTGGAGAATCATAGGTGAAGGCCGTGGCGGCTTCGGCGGCCACGAAGAGGAGATGGAGCGGGAGCTCCGACGCGCCTACGAAGAAGGCTTTGAAGAAGGCCGGCGTGAAGGCCGTGGCGGATACGGTGAGCGTGGCGGCTACGGACAAGGTGGCGGCTACGGCGAACGTGGCGAGTATGACCGCGGCGGGTATGAGTATGACGACGCCTACGGCGAACGCCGTGGCGTAAGGGGTACAGGCCCCTATTCGCGGTATCGCAGGCGGTAAACCGGAGGGAGAGGGCCGCAGTGCCCTCTCCTATTTTAAATCGAAAAATATGGACAGGTTAGATACACATGAAAACTTCCCGGCAGGGTTCCGGGAATATCTCGAAAATTACGGTTGGCACTTTTCAAAGAAGATGTGCGAATTCGCCGTATCCCGCATGAAGGACAGGAACGGCAAGAAGATAGAGCCCTATTCTAAGGATAAGGTGGATGCGCTGCTCAAGCAGTACGGCATCGAACTCAAAAAGGATAAGGGGTATGACTGCGTGTACGTCTGCAACATGGCATTGTCGGATTATTTCGGGTCGTCGATACCCAATCCACAATACCTGGCGATGTTCATACGTGACTATATCGACGATGAAGACGGATACGACGGCTTGCCATTTACACGCTACTATGCCGATACCATCGGCTCGGGAACACCCATTCTGTGGGAAGAGATGATGTAGCCATGGAAGAATATCCCCAGATCAGCGAATTCACAAACGACAACGGCGAAATAAATGAAAAATATCGCAACGCTCGTCCGTAACCTGCCTGCCGACAAGTACCAGGAACTGGCCGGGGCGGTGAACGACGTATTCGAGAACAAGCGCTTCAACCGGGCGCAACGAAGGAGACTGGCGCGAAACTGGCGCAAGTACGGGAAAAGGGAGGAAAAATGAAGATTCGGGACTTGAGTATTCACAAGTATGGATGGACGTTGCGCATATATTATGCCGTGACGTGCTACTATACGGGCGAAATACTCAAGTCCCTTACCGACATCGGATGCCCCGATACGGTTCTTCATCGCGTACAGGGGAATATGGTGAAGTGCGAAATGGATACGGGATTCACCTACTCCAACAAGGAGCATCGGCAAAGTGTCATCGTAATAGGGATGCACTCCTCGCCGTGGGAATTTCTTAACAGCTTTGAGCACGAACTGCGGCACCTCGTAGACGATGTAGCCCTTACCCTCGGCCTGCCGATGGCCGGGGAAGAGGTAGCATACCTTACTGGCGAAATAAACCAGGCGCTATGGGAAGATGTGCACCAATTCACCTGTTGTAAATGTAATGGACATGGAAAAAGATGACACCCAATACTGGATGGCGATGCTCGAAGTGAGCGAGTGCTGCGCACCCATATTCGCTGCCGTCGTATGCGAGTTGATGAATACGATTTGATTATTCCAGAAGTTTCACCAGATCGGTTTTCATCTCCTCGTCTATGTCGCGGTAGCGGGCAAATGCTTTGCTGCCTTCGGTATGCCCCGACAAAGATCCCACAAGATTAGGGTCTTTGACCTGCTTATACAGATTCCCGATAAAAGTACGGCGCGCCATATGGGATGACGCAACTTGGTAGAGCGGTTTTTGCTCAGGCTCCCTGGTGACGGGGTTGAGTACACTTACCATGCGTTTCAATCCGGCAGCAAGGAAGCATTTTTTAATTGCCTCGTTATATTTTTGCTCCGAAATAAAGGGGAGCAGTACTGCATTGTCAGGGGATGCGTATTTATTGATTATCTCCTTTGCAAGATTGTTCAACGGGACACGCACCGTCACCGGATGGCCTTCCTTCGTTTTGCGCGGGATATACTCAACAGCACCTTTTACTACGTTGCTCCGTTTCAAGGCTATCAAATCCCCCACGCGACACCCTATGAGACATTGGAATACGAATATATCCCGCTGTACCGCCAGTCGTGGATGCCTGGATAGGTTTGTATGGTATAGCTTGTTCCGCTCGGCGATTGTGATATAGATCGGGGAACCATATACAGCTTGTTTTATCTCCTTCTTCCGGAAAGGATTAGTTTGGATCAGGTCATTGTTTGCGGCCCAATTCAGGAAAGCCCGCAAGAGAATCATCTTGCTGACAACCGTATTGTGGCCACGCTGGTGTGGTATCCTCGAATCCTGCACCAAAGCATAGATATGCGGATATTCCTCGCATATATCGTGCTCCCGGCGATAAAAGTCCTCAAAGTCATCCAATACCTCGGGCGTTAGCATCCCCAGCGAAAGGGTGAAGGTGCGGTCGAAAATCCTTTTGTACAACTCGTAGCGCTTGAGAGCCCTCATAAGAACATTGAATGCCATCTTACGGCGCACAGAAAACCCCTTCTTGGATACGTAACTTTCAAAGTGTGCCCATATATCCTTGTCTTGCGACAATCCTACAGAATAAGGCGTAATAACATCTCTGAGCCAACTCGGAGGCAAGCTAACCTTCCCTGCTCCTGCCTCTATGAACGATTGCATGACAAAAGATGTCAATGCCGAGATTTTAGAATGTGCCTCGTTTGCCTGTTCGACGATCTCTTGTTGGGCAGGAGACATCATCCTGTAACGGGGAACAGAAACCGATTGTGTCTTGGCGCTCCAATATTCAGGCCGCACGAAAATACCGGTCTTGGCACGCTGGTTAAGGCGTCCGTGAGTAAACCGAATCAGCACCTCGTGTAAACCGCATGTATTCTCCTTGGCAGAGAGTGAATAGTAAATTGTCGCCAT